GTGAAAGCATCTGCTCAATCACCTGAAGTTGCTGTGCATACTGATCTCTCAGTTGCTTCGCCTCTTGAATCGCCTGGTATTCGGCCTGAACAACCTTGCGTTCTTCAGCTACAGCCTGCGATTTTTTCGTATAGTCAGCGCCAAGTTGATAATTCTTAACAAGCTCGTCTAGGGTGACGTCCTTTTCTTCACCGGCAGCCTTCACACGGTAAGTACGTTCCTGTTCTTCTTGTTCGCTATCTTCCTGTTCTTCACCTTCAGAATCATCGCTAGATTCTTCCTCTGGTTCTTCGCTATCGTCCTCATCGGATTGAGCCTGTGCTTCTGGTTGTCCTTCGTCGGAGCCTTCGTCACTACCCATTAAACCCATGAAAGCGTTAGCCGCCTCATTTACTGTCAACTCTCCGCTACCGGATTCCGGTGTCGCGCTAGTCGTTTCGCTCATGTTGTTATTTCCTTAATTTTACATGGAACTGCCATGTCAGACTACAAAATCTTCCAACGCTTCTTGTCAATGGCTTTCTGAGCCTTCAAGCCTTCCAAGTGGTCAGTAATACTCTCTAGCGTTCTCAATCTAATGTAAGCCTGCTCTCTGGCCTCTACATCGTGATAGTCGCTATTAGTAAACTTAGCTAACTCTACCGATCTCAGCTCTGACATCAACTCCTGCCAGTTAGGATCAAGTGTCAGATTATTAGCCCAATCTGCTTTGTTCATCTACTCTCCAATAACCCAACAGGCATTCTTAATTCAGTAGGAGCAGCAAACGGGCTTTGATTTTTTTCTGTACGAGAATCAGCCCAAAGCATTGCTTTTTTATAAATATCTTCAGTTGCATTTCCACCTGCAAGTAAATAATTTACTTCTTGTTCAGTTAACGTAGGAACTAACAAAGGGAAACTAAGTCCTCTATCATCAGTAGCAGATATTTCAGTTGAAAACCCATTTGAGCTTGGAAGTAAACCAAAATATCCTTTACCCTTCATTGATAATTGCTCAGATGGGCTTTCAGCATATCTAGCCCCATATGATCTTATTCCTTGTTGGATAATATCGCCAAGTAAGCCGTTCATCGTGCAATGTTCCCAATATCTTTAATTGCCTTAAGAACAATATCTGCTTGTCTATTTCTACTTGCTTCGTCAGCAATGTCCATTGCTAATACAGCCTGTAATTGCTTAACAGCTAACTCAGCCTCTTTCAGCTTAAGTTCTTGCTGGTCTTTCTGGTTCTTCATAGCCATCTCAACGCCCTTCTGAGCATAGCTGGCCTCAAGGTTTTGACGGTCTAGCTGCAACTTAGCCGCATCAATCTGCGACATAGCCTGTGTTTTCTCACGTGCTACCTGTGCTTTTTCCTGCTCAACCTGCGCCATCATCTTAGCGAACTCAGCTTGAGAATCAGGTGGTGGTGGTTTAGGTGCAGCCAGTTGCGCCTCAATCTCAGGAGTAATTTGGTTCATGAACTGGTCAGCATCCTTAAAGCCAGCAGCCTCAATGAACTTAGCCAACGTATTGCGGTACTGACCAACAGTTACCAATGGATTGCCTGGGCCATACTGCTGCAATATCTGCTCTTGCTTTTGTAGCACCATTTGCAACATTGCCAATTGCTGCTCACGATTACCAGAGCCAAGGCCGACGTTAATAGATACGTCAAACTGGTTAGCCCAACTACGCGGGTCAAACGGCACATACTTGCCAGCCATACGCAACATCCGTGGCTTGTCTTGATACTTACCAACCAAGCCTAGAATCCCTTTGAATAGCGACTTAACGCCTGTCTCAGCAAAGATACGGGCAATCAGCTCTAGCTTGCCAGTGCTGGCCTGTGTCATTGCAGCTACCGCAGCAGCCGTTACATTGCTCAAGATGTCAGGATTCAAGCCCTGTTGCGCGTCAGATACACCTGTACGCTTGGCTTGCACGCTGTCCATGTATTCCAGAATTGGAAAGGCTTGAGCCGTAACACTAGGCACTTGAATCGGCACGATAGCATTAGGGTTCTTCATACGAATCACACCGCCAGGCGTAGCGTTTAGTAGGTCATCAATGTTTACCTGGCCATCAACCGCACCCATTCGAGCATTGTTTGTTAAGTAAATGTTATCAAGCATCTGACGGGTAACCGTAGACTTGATTAGCTGAATGTCCATAGTGCGATCAGCAAGTGACTGACCAAAGAACTTGTGAGGAATAGGAATAGGACAGATAGCATGGAATGGTGTTACGTCTGTTTCTTCATCACTAAGAAGCTCACTACCGCAATAGACAATGCGACGCAGCTCTGCAATGCCATCATCATTAACATCCAAGTAGATATAGCACTCGTACACCTCAAGACGCTGCATTGACGGGTCAAGGCTCTCATCATCCGGTTGCTCGCCATTGTCGAATCGAGCAATACGTTCAGGAGAGAATGTTAGATCATCGTAAGTCGGCAGGTTATCAATGATGTCTTTATCGTAACCCATCTCAATCAACTCAGACCGTGGAACCAAACGACGATGCGCTGTAAATGGGCTATCAGCAATAGACTTAGCGTTCTTGCTAATCAGGAATTCTTCAGGCGGTACATTCTCAATGACGACCTGACCTTTGTTTTTGACCTTCTTGATCGTCACATTGTGCAGCATGACAGGCATACCGGACATATCAACGACCTCAGACTTCTGCTTAACGATCTCTAGCGACTCGTCTGATAACAATAAAGCAAGCTCGTCATCCGTAAGGTTCTTGTAAGATTCCTTGGTGACATCTTCTTTAGCATCCCAATAAGCCTTAACAACGCCGGTCTTTTGCAGCAGCGCGTCTTTAAACCAATTGTGTAGGATCAGGAAGCCAGGGTTATCCCGATAGAATACCCAGTTACAGTACTGAGTTGCTTGTTTGGCAGCTTCCTCGTCGCCAGCAGATTGTGGCTCAAATAAGACAATATCTTCTGTCGTGGTGAATACACGAATTAACTGTGGCAGTGCGCCATCAATAGCTTCAGCTACTTCACCTGTAACGATCTGGCTGCGACCTTCTTGCTCATTACCATACGGGTCACGCAGGTAGTATTCAAGCGCCTTTTGACGCTGGTCTGTAGTCTCAGAGTCAATAAAGCCAATGGAGTTATCAATCTCTGCCTCAACAATTGCCTTAATTTCTTCTGACTGCATAAGCTACCCCTAGAATTTTTCCAATTATACAACCCATTGCACGTTATTTGGCAACTTTGATGACCACGAATCAACACCTTCGTCAAGCGAAATCGCTAGGTATCTGAAGCTATCTGAGTAGTGTGATGCCCAATCATGCAAAGGTTTCTCATAGAATACATTGCGTTTCTCATCATGTTCACGCCTATAGTTGCGTAAAGCATCAAGGCCAGGCTTAGTCTTTGGGTCAAACCAGCATCTTGGGAGTAAGCGTCTTACAGCCTGAATACCGTCAGCTACCGACAACCGCGGCGCAACAGTTATGTTTAGTCCTGCCTCCATGAGTACCTCTTTGCGAGACCTTCCCGTTCCGAGTTCCCTAACCTCAACGTCATGCGGTAAGAACTGCTCCCACCGCGCATAGTCATTGTCTTGCAGCCAGCGTACATACCAGTCCAGACCTTGTCCGTGGTTTTCGACGCAGTCAATAAGCCGCACCTCTTTGCCAACCAATTGAGCCACCCAAAGACAAGTAGAATCGCCCATACCCAAGTCCCAAGCAACAAAAGACCTACAAAGATCGTCGCGCTCAATACGGGTGATATGGCCTTTTTCTTCGATAGTATTGATGATCTGACCATAGTAGCTACCCTCTACCGCAGCGTTAAATGAACATTCAAACTCTTGGTTATACTTGTCATCACCCATCTCTTTACGGGCAGAATCAAGCTCAGACTCAGGCAGAATCTTGGTCTCGCTGGCCTTAAACTCTAGCAGCTTCCAATCGTCAGCACTGTCAGCCCTATCTCTTAGGTCAGCAAAGTGGTTTCGCCCCTTAGGAGTACCCACGAACATACACCAACCAAGCCGATCAGACAGAGCTGGCCGGATAATTTCATTCCAAATCTTTGGGTCTTGATCTCCGATCTCATCAAGAATAACTCCATCGAAGTATTGACCACGCAAGCTATCAGGATTGTCGCTACCATAAAGACTAATCCTACGTCCCCAGAAGTCAGCCCTGAGTTCAGAAATGTTGTGAGTTGCATTTAGTGGCCTTGTGAATTTGGTTAGGTAATCCCATGCCACCCTCTTAGCTTGGCCGTAAGTAGGCGCAATGTAAGCGAACCTAGGCTCATCCTTGTCGCACTCCACAGCAGACTTAATCAAGTGGTTAATGGCCGCTACAGTCTTACCCATGCGACGATGGGCTACAACTACAGCGAATCTAGTGCCATCCATAGCCTCATGCATCTGTAACTGAGGCTCTCTTGGCTGATACGGAATTACTATTTCGCTCATGCAAACATTCCTTGCTGCTCTTGTTTAATCTGCACAGGAAATAAAGATTCTTGCTTCTGTGCATTCTCTATACGTTTGCAAGCAGCGTCAAAATATTCAGGATTTTTTTCAATCCCAATAAACTTGCGACCTGATTTAATTGCCGCAACTCCGCAACTCCCACTTCCCAAATATGGGTCTAAAACAGATTTAACTTTTGGTAAGTAATTAATACACCATTCGTATAATTGAACAGGTCTTTCGCATGGATGATCTGTCTCTGCCTCTCTTGCGACATTAAAATTAGTCCAAGGTATTCGGACTATTTCAGTTTTTTGAAAATGAGTGCAACTTGCAATATCAGCCTTACTAAAATTAGGCATTGGTTGAGCCTTATCCCAAATAATTGCCCCCCCTCGATCTTCAAAACAATTAAAGAAGTTTGCTCCCCATATAATTCTATGAGTTGATATTTCCTTTAAAAGATTAAAAAACTCTAGTGTTGGAGCCGATTCATTCCATTGCACTAATTTACCTTTTAATTCGCCTCTGCCTCGAATATTGCCAGTTGTTTGAACAAAATTGCCAACCCCAAAAGGAGGATCAGTTATGACCGCATCAACCTTATCTAGCGTAGGCAGTATGTCCATGCAATCGCCAAGGTATAAGGTGGCGTCCCCTATTGTGACTATTTCTGCCATGTGACCACGTGCTGTTGCGCTCCACCGTCTGCGCCTGTGACCTCTGTCCTAGCTAATTTAGGTATATGGTACTCACTGAGCTTGTTCATCAAGTCTAGTGCCTTATACGGGTCATCTTGCGCTACTTCATTGAGCCATCTATCCATGTTCGGAGCATTGCGCTCTAGTAGATTAGCAATAGCTTCCCTAACTATCTGCGTCGACTTGTTAGGTACTCCCTTAGTCCTACCCTTACCCATGTTAGTAAGATTAGCTATTCGTGCATCTTCCTGCACTTTGGTGATTTCTGTTTCCATTTTTGCATTACCTTTCAGGTGTCATGCTTATTTAAAGCGTTTTTGCATATTAGGAGATACCATATTTACAGATGAATTTTCATCTATTGATTTAAATACATCATCTAAACTTGCATTTGGCAATCCAACAGGTCTACGCCCCAATCTATATGCTGTTTTTGCTGCTGCTTTTGAAGATACTTGACCTTGCATTTCAGGAAAGTCTTGTAATACTTTTGCTTGTAGGCTTTCACCTATCTTTTTACCCCTAAAGGCTTCTGGAACTTCTAAACTTAAAACAGATGCAGTCTTGTCAGGTTTTGATAAAACTTCAATAGAACCACCACTTTTAGGCTCTATATATCTAATTCTCTCAGCGCCAGCGCCAAAAGTATCAGATGCGTCACGTTTTACAATATTAAAAGCATCACCAAGCAATCCGGTGGGCTTTATGCTTCCCTGAAACTGGCTTAAATCCATTATCTTTTGATAATACGGTGTCTGCATATAATCACCGCCAGCAGCTTGAGCCTGTGCAAACTGGGCTTCTTCTTCCTTAGTCGGGAAGTACCTAGCTGTAGCCTCTTGTGCGAATTGCTGTGGATTACTAGCCAGCAGACCAAAACCACGTTTGGTTGTCTGATATTGCTGCTTTGCTGCTTCAATAACGCTATCTAGTAATCCCATAACAATTCCTTAATAATACGTATCGTATACATCTGGCCTATTCTGCCGTATCCATGCCCTACTATCCTCATGGCATTTAGCAAAGTCGCTGCCTACTGTCTGGCTTCCTGCGTGATGTACATAGCCTCTACTCACCCAATGCGTGAATCCAGCCTTAGTCATGTCATCGCAGATAATATTATCAGAATACCAGTTTACACTTGGAAACTTAGCTGCTTGCCAGGCTTCCTTTGATACCGCTGCAAATATTGGCGCAATGGTATTGGCTTTCTTTATTAAGTTCTCACTACGATAGCGCAGTCCTACTATATCGTCATCAACGATAGGAAAACGTATATTCTGCTCTGGCAATACAAAGTCTGATCTAGCACCCAAGAAGCCAACCTTATACCCTGCGTTCTTGAGCAAATCCCAATCTACTGCCATTTTAGTAATAGTGCTAGGTGTAGGAACTACGTCATCATTAGCAAGGATCACAGAATCATATCCTTGAGCAAACGCATAGTCTGTAGCTACATTGTAGGCATCACCAAAGTTAGACTCCATGTTCGGAATCATCTTTATGTGCTTACCGAAACATTTAGGTGTATTGCAACTTATGTACACTGGTATGTGAGGCGCATAGACCTCTAAAGCAGTTACCAGTACCGTTAAGCCGACGTTCCCTGTACTGCATATCACGATTGCTTGCATAAGCCCCAGAAGTAAAGATCAGCAGGTGAGTCATTAGTCGAGAATTCGTATTGCTCAAACTTGCTTAAATCACACTTATCTCTAAAGTCTTGCTCTGTTAAATTAAGATAATAATCGCCAAGAAAAGGATTGTCAGCCCTGCTAGTCCTTCCTGTACCATGTTCCGGTCTCCCTGTAGTAGCGCAGCTAAAGAATACCAATCCGTTAGCCATTCTCACCATGTTTGCAAACGTCTCAGCCCATTGTTCGTTATGCTCAAAACATTCACAGCTTGCCACTACATCGAAGTAACTTTCAGGAAATATTAGCTCCTCGCCCCTAGCTACAACGTCAACTCCACGACCTTCTCCAACGTCCACACCAATATAGCTAGGAGTATCAAAAAAGGTACGAATAGAGCCATTGATGTCAAGAGAGCCAATTTCTAATACCTTCTTGTCGGTAAAGTAATCAGGGAATCTAGCTTTTACACCTGCAACAAAGTCTAGCTGGCTTTGATGACTCACACTAGCTCTGTCACGCTAACAGTTGATGCAGCAACGGTAGCATCTTTAATCACTGCCATCTTATCGCCTGGCTTTACAGCAAAAAAACTAACAGAATTAGTCGGAACCATAGGGCTTGTCGTAATGCTTGCAGTAGGCGCTGTACCAAAAGAAACATGAGCATGACCTAGCGAACAAGCCACGCGGACATGAGTCGTATTTGCGCCAAATGCTGTACTTGCGACAGTTGAGTTTGTTACCGTAAACACTTGCGTAGTGCCAGGTGTCCAAACATCTGCCAAATTACCATTATTGTCTCTTGTTAAAATACTCATAATTACTCCATATCGTTAGTTTCATTAGTTTCTATATCGTACTTAGCCATCCGAACCATCGTTTTTTGCTTTGGTGTCATTGCTTTAGTAATTGGCCCACCAACCAGCCAAGCACTGCAAGTACGATCAGCCGCGCACTTAAACTCAAAAAGCTCGCAATATCCCAGTTCAGCAGTTCCAACAACTTCATTAGCATAGGTTTCTTGGTCTGATTCTTCGCCTTGGATACCCTTGACGATACAATCCATCATCTCTGGAGTTTGGATAAATGCAGCACAATTACCACAGTGCATAGTCTGAGCATTTTCCTCTGACGTATTCCACTCAGCAGCACGTTTTTTCCAAAAATCATCTGGCTCATCTGGATTAGCAGGGCCATAACCTACATTCTTAAATGCCCAATCCC